TGTAAACAAAGCAATCTTACAGAAACAGATGTTGAAGAAATAATGAAAATTGATGAGTATTTTAATTGGTTTAAGGAGATGAAAATATGAAATGTAAAACACCATTAAGATGTAGGCCGGAATTTGAAGGCAAATATCATTGTAAAAGATGTGCAGAAAAGTTGAAAGTGGGGAATAGCGATGAATAATTTTTTTAAGAAATGGATAAGAGAGACAGTTGGAAATAGAGAAGATATATTTTCATCTAATATGATACTAGAAGAAATAGTATCTAAGCGTGGAACAAGCCAATATCTTGGCACTGTATCATCTATTGGATGGTATCTCGCTAGATTAGAAAATGTTGAAAGAATACATGAAAACGAATATAGGGTGATTAAATGAAAACAAAATATGTAACTGTAAAGGTGCAATATGATACGGAAGATACTTGGGAAATTACTCTAGAAGAGGTAAAAGAAATATTTCAAATGATGAATAATTTAAAACGGAATGCTGTTATCACAGACATCGAACAAGGAGTAGACAAAAATGATGATGGACAGAACGAATGAGTTATTAGAAGAATTGCTGGCTATGATAGCAAGAAGTAATAAGATATTGATGATGGTAAATATCGTGAACATAGCAACCATTGTAACAATAGTAACGGTGATAGTATGAATAATAAAGATATGAAAGAGAGAATAGAAAAACTAGAAATGAAGATTAGAGGATTGGAAAATGATTTGGATGAGTTAGAACAACAATTAGATGACAGTAATAAACTTGGAAAGGCTATACTGGAAATACAGGATTACCTAACAAAGAAGTCTAATGGCTACGATGTTGACTACTATCCTTTTCACAACCCCAAGAAGTGATTATTATGAAAGTAGTTTACGGACACACAGATTCAATTTATGTTCAAGTAGATTCAGTAGAGAAGGCTCAATCGGTAATCAAAACAATCGAAGAAAGCGTTAGAGAACATTTTCCTAATACTATGGGGTTAAATCAACATCCTGTAGTATTAGAATTTGAGAAGTATTATTCTTCTTTGGGAGTGGGGACAACAAAGAATCGAAATGCAGGAATGATAACTTGGAAAGACGGAGAATGGCTAGATGAGCCTGAATTTACCATGACTGGATTTACAGCAAAAAGAGTTAGTGAAACCCAATTTGCTAAACAGGCACAAATGGATGTTCTAAAAAGATGGGTAAATGCTGAGTCTAGAGAGGAGATTAACAAATCACTACACATTAGATATACTGATGCTATTTCCGGTAAGATAGATTTGAAAGATATAGTCAAAAGAAGCAGGTTGCGGGCAAATAGATTCAATGTCAAATGCCCCGATTGTGGTACTAAATACCACCTAAAAGAATGTATCAAACTGGACTATTCAGTTTGTAAGAAATGCTCCACGCCCACAACTAAGTTTGTAACCTTAGAAGGAAAGAAACCTTCGATAGGTTCGGGTATAGCAGGAGTATTATTTGCTTGGGAAAAGGAGAACAAGGCGTTTGATGATTCTTATCTTTCTATGAAAGTAAAGAATATACGAGACACATTTACACACCCTTTGACTCAAGAGGCTAGGCAAGTAGAGTATGTTGCAGGTATTGAATTGAAAGATTTTGATAATTATGTACCTAATTATGAACACTACGCCGAACAAATACTAGATAAGGCAAAACCAATTTACAAAGCCATGAATTGGGACTTATCATCAATAAGAACAGGAAAAATACAGAAAACTTTGGAGGAATGGTTTTGAATATAGATGAAAAATATAAAGCAAGAATAGCATCAATGAAAGAATACACATATGATTGGCAACCGGAGAACTACGATGACCCGTCACAACCTATATTGAAGATAAGTAAATCTTCTTTGGGGAGTTTCGCTTGGTGTGCTAAGAAATATGAATTTAATTACATTGAAAGAAGACCACAAGACCAAACAGAAGCGATGAAGAAGGGTACTATTCTACATAACAGTAGAGAAGATTTCTTCAATGTCTTTGATGTTAAGAAGGCTGAGTCTATGAATGCTAATGAAGTATTAGATTACTGTACAAGTCTTATGCCTGTAGATGATTATTTTGATATTAGTTTAACTGTTGCTGCTTTTGAAGCACAAAGGTTTCTAGATTCTAGAGTAGAAAACAAGATAGAAGAGTATCTACCTATTATTAATGAAGAAATGTTTGATTGTGAAGTTACTATTGATAAAGATACACATCCCGATTTTCCCTTAGCAAGAGACTATACTGTTCATCTTCAAGGAATTATTGATAGAGTATTTATTGAAGATGGTAATTTAATACCATTTGAATATAAAACTGGTGCTTGGTCTACTAGTGCCGCTAAGAAAACTTCCATGAGAAAGGAAATGGCTTTCTATAAACTCATGATAGAGAATTGTGAAGTAGAAATACTAGATAAATTTGGCCTAACTAAGGATATGGAAGTTACTCATTGGGGTTGGTATTATCCTGCTTCGGATTATGCCTATACTGAAAAGGTAAAGAAGACTTCTACTAGGGCAGTAATGAAAGGAATAGCGAAATTAATTCACGCCTACGAAAGAAAAGAGTTTAAGGCTAGGCAATTTTACGCCAACATATGCACAAATTGCTCATACTTTGGTATTTGTGAAGATGCACTACAGGACACATGGATTTGATATTATGAATGATTCAATAGATAGGGTAGCAATAGATGCTATAACCATTATACAACATTTAGGCCAATATGAACTGGCCGAGATACTAATGAATAGATATGAGAAGGTGACAGCATGAAAGAATTAATTACAAAGAAAGTATTATCTAAAAACTGGTCTTTTCTAGAAATTAGCGATTTAGCAAATTCTATTAGTACATTAGCCAATGAGATATATATCGAATTGTCTCTTAATGAAAGATTCGAATTAGTTAGAGATATTAGAATAAATGAAAATATGATAGGTAGAACATACGAAGATATGTTTAGAGACATTGGTTTGATACAAATACAAGCAGACATGGCAGAAGTAGTTAAGCAAATGCTTAATTCAGCAACAGTGAATTTTGGAGGAAATAAAAATGAGATATCCGAGGATGGTTTGGGCAGGGAGTCAAATAAAGAACGCCCCTCAAATGAAAAGAAGAAAGATGATAACGAAGAATGATTATATTGATTTTGTTCACTCTCACACCAATAGAACAAATGTGTATACTACAGTGTATGATTTTGAACATTTTTCCGAAAAAATGCCTATTGAAAGTACGGTGATTATAGATAGAATCTTTTTAGATTTTGACGCTCACGAAGGCTCTTTAGATAAAGCATGGAGAGATGTAAAGCAAGTTATGGAACTGGTAATACAGGAAAACTACGAACATACTCTTTTCTTTTCGGGAAGAGGTTTTCATATGTTTATTTTTGGTGAAAGGGCTAAGAATATGAGAGAGGTTCAAGTATTATTTAGAGAAATAAAGCAATACCTAATCGCTAAGGTCGGTAAAGACATCACTCTAGATGATAGGGTCGGCCAAACCTCTAGACTTAGAAGAGTACCTAATACCGTCAATATGTCTTCTTCCGATAGTAATGGCAATGCTCTATATTGCATACCCCTAAGAATAGCAGATTTACAATTGAGTATAGAAGAAATACTCACTTTATCTATAAGCCCCCGATATCTCCCTTTCAAAATGGAAGGAGATGTTAAGGTTATATTTCCAAAAGCAAAGCCTATTCAATCTATGGAAGGTTCTGTTTCTGTACCGCAGACTGTCGGTAATCTTCCAATACTGCCTTGTTTGCACAATGCTGTAATGATAGAGAACCCCACCCATATTACTAGAGCCTATCTTGTATCATGGTATAGGGATATGATTTCGGGCTATCGTAATTTAGAATCGAATGACGAAAAAGAGAAAACTCTAGAATTAGTAGTTGAAGAGTTAGAGAGAGTATTTGCGGATTCGGATTCTATTTGGTTAGATTGGGATAAAAGAGAGACTAAAAAACATGCTAAATTTACAGTGTATAATAATTACAATACCCCCCACTGTAGTAAGTTAATTAGTGAAGGGTTTTGTGTTGGTAAATGTTGGAGGTATAGTGATGCTAGTAATTGATTCTAGAGAAAAATCTACTTTATCCGACTTAGTAGAAAAGAAAGCAAATTCGCTTTTAGTTTCCTATGAAAGGCGTTTTTTAGAAATAGGAGATTATGTCTTTGATGATGTATGTTTCGAAGCAAAGTCAGCAATTGACTTCATTGGCTCAGTAATGTCAAAAAGAATTTGGACACAGTTAGATAACATGGATAGACACTATCAAACCAATATTGTTATAATTTATGGTTGTTTAGATTTAGCAATAGCAAATATTATAGAAAACTCTAGAAGTAAATTAACTCCTAAAGCAAGAGCAGTTCTAATGAATAATAAATTCTATGGGGCTTTAGGTAAGATAACATTAGATACTGATGCTAAACCCTTTTGGGTAAAGGATGCAAAAGATGCTGCTTCCATAATAACTACCATCTGTAAAATGAAACCCATAACTAGAGATGTGATAGCACCTCAAGTATTCAAAAGAATAACAACTGATGATATGAGAATAGATACACTAACAAGTATCAAAGGATTATCAATTAAAAAAGCAAAAGCATTAATAAAAGAATTTGGCTCTATTATGGAAATAGGGGAATGCTCCGAATTCGAAATGCAGACAATTGAAGGGATTGGTAAGACCCTAGCCAAAAGAATTCTTACTACATTAAACTCGGAAGAGAAGGTGAAAATATGAATGATGATATAAATGAAGAACAATACATGAACGAATTAGAAAACCACACGAACCACTTTAGCGAAAGCCTACCAAAAGTAGTACAAGAGTTCCAAAAGTCAGCAGCAGAGGTATCTCACTACAATGAGATTCCTGCCGCTATTTGCTTTTTTAACATACTTGGGCAAATAGTAAAGGATTTTGTTACCATAACTAATGGTAGAAATCACGAAGATACTAGAATACATTTCTGTTGGGTTCAAACCTCCGGAACAGGGAAATCCACACTATGGAATTTTATTAATCCTGTTTCTCAGAAAACATTTGACATGATAAATGCAACTAATGAACATCCTAGTTTTCGTAACCTTGATGGAATTCCAATGAAAAGAGAATTCGATACTTTTAGTTTAACAGATTATACCGATTCAGTTCTAATTGGTAAGTTTGTAAAACAAGAACCGGAAGAAAGAGGAGATGACCCCACATATGATAGAGTCAAGGGTATTTTAGAAGGTAATGGTTTAGCCCATTGGGATGAATTTGAGTATTCCGGTGTATTCAAACAAAGCCAACATCAAGAAAAGGCAATTGTATATTTGAATACTTTAATGAATAGTCTTTCGGGTGATTCATGGGTGATTAAGAAAGCACTATCATCTTATGATAATCAAATTATGAACTGTTATTGTGAGCGTTCAGTATTGGCTATGACTTACCCGCCTAGTAATCTAAATACAGTTATGGCAGAAAAGGGTGTTCTGCAAAGAATGCTTCTTTATGTTTGGGAAGTTCCTGAGTTTATTCAGCACAAGATGAGATTAGAACAAATAGATAAAGCAGGAACAGTTGAAGAAATAAATCAACCTGTAGATAAGTTCGCTAATGCTTTATTTGAATTATATAAAATTACAAAAGAAAGATTCCTAGAAGTAAATGGCGACCCGCTAAAAACGATGGAGTATACTAAAGATTTCAATCAAGTTCTTAAGTTGGAATATGAAAATATGAGACGATTTCTACAGAATACTAGGAGCGATGTTTCAGCAATTGCGTCAAATTTTACAACTAGACTAATGAAGATTCTCTACAAAATGTCAGTATTGTGTAGCATAGCCTCGGCACCATCCATAGAAAATAAAGATGAACGGTTCAAGGTAACAGGTCACAATGTCCGTCAAGCGGCTAATATTATCCGAAGATGTTATATGACATTGGTAGACTGGTTAGAACGAAGCCTAAAGGTTAAGAGACAAAGCATAGCGGAAAATTCACTAGAGTCAGTGTTTATTGATGCTTACAACAAACTAGAAAAAGATGAAGACGGATTCCTTAACAAAACCCTGTTATTAACAGAAGTAAAAGACAAAGCAAAGAAATCGAGGGCGCAAGTATATAGGCACTATGATGTGATAAGGCACAAATTTGTAGAGCAGAAAGAATCAAACAACAAAACATATGTTAAATTGATAAAAGGTGATGATGAATGAAATGGGAAAATACATACTTAGTATTTGAAGTAGCAAAGGGGCCGAAAGTAATAATTGATACACTGAACACTTATGGTGATGATGGTTGGGAATGTTGTTCTCAATTGATTGTTGCAGGTTCACAGATTGTTTGTTTTCTAAAAAGAAGAACAGATGTAGATGAAGAACCTAAAGCAAATAAGGAAGAAGAGAAAATTTCTAAACTTTGGTCTAATTCTCCGAAGGAATGATGTAAATGTCAGTTTTGGCAATTGATTTAGAAACCAAAAATATGTCGCATGACATAGGTGGTTTTGGCAATACCCATATGTTTCAAGTCTCTACAGTTGCCACTTGGGATGGTAAAGTGGGAACCGTTTATGTGGATGAGACAGTAGATAGTTTTGCTAAGTCCGGACATATTATTAAATCAATTAGACAACTTAAATATGATTTAGATGATGAGTTTTCTAAAGGAACTAAACTATTAGGCCATAATATAAGGGCTTTTGATTTACCTATTCTTAGGGATTCTTTGGATATATATTGCATAAATAAATTTCTAAATGAAGAACAGTTTATTGATACCTCTAAACATCTAACTAAGCAACACGGGGAACGATATCAACTTAAGAATTTAGTTAAATGTACCATGAATGATTCTAAACTCATGGAAAGCGCAGATGCTCCTAGATTGTGGAAGATGGGTCAGTTTGATGAAGTAGTCGAATATTGCATGAAAGATACTCAGTTAGTTTATGACCTTTGGCAATATGGTAGGGACAATGGTATAGTAAAGGGATTTTCTGTAGATAAAGCAAAGCATATGGATTTGGAGGTGAAATGGTGACAGGTTGGGAATGGTTCGGCTTGTTTATTTTCGTTACTATCTTGATGCTTCTTTTCTTTGCTGCTTTCGGTGGAACTAATATTACCGATGAAAGTGTTGAAGAATATATGAAGCGATTGATGAACGAGAATAAAAAAGTTCAGTGATTAAATGGCATTAAAACAAGAGTGTAAGTTCTGTAAAGAACAGACTATAGCAAAAAGATTGCTAGGGTTTTATGTTGGTTCGGATGAACAGATAAAATTATGGGAATGTAGACGCTGTAAAGGCATTTGGTCAGAAAAAACATTATGAGGGAGGCTTCGGCCTCTCTTGTTTTTTTTTGGTCTTTTGACAGTTCAAACTTTTTAAATAGGATTAAATCAGGGTAATTCTTTTTCTTCGAGTAAAACAAAACCAATAGTCTGTTTGTCTTTGAAATCTAACATTATAGTGAAATAACCTAAAATAAACCCTAATAAAAACCAAACTATCATTTAATATCTTCTCTCTTTTTCCATATGGTGCATTGGTTTTTTCTATCATAACCTGCTTCATCGAAATAACTGCTTAAAACATTAGTTAATTGTCTAAAGGTCAAATCTCCTCTTTTAGATGAATTGGCAAGCATTCTATCATATATTTGCTTAGTGGTTAATTCTTCATAGCCCACAATTTTTATTATTCGTTTTATTGCTCTTTTTTTACCTGCTCTTATTTTCATAATAACAACTCAAACATTAACATCATGTAAATCTTTATCAAATAGTCTCGTTCCCATTTTATTACAATGTGACCCATATTTAGTTTTCATAGCAGAAAAATAGCCATTAATAGTTAAGGGATTGTCACCTAAATAAGTATCAAACCAACCAATGTCCCACTGTGAATTGGCAGGTGGTGTCCAAGTTTCTATATCTTCTTTAATTAAAGTAAAGCGACTATCTCTTGCACAATAAGGCCAAACTAAATCTATTACATCTTGTGAGTTTTCTATAATTGTGACTGAATTAAAATTATGATTGTCGATTAACTCTTTGTTTAGAAAACCTATTCCTAGTCCACCAATAAATATGTCTCCTGTGGCATTATCCCATAGCCATTGATGTGCATCATATTCATATTGGCTATCCTTCATAATTGAATATCCTAAACTTAACTTAACTAAAGAACATTCTCCGCTATCAATCTCTACTTTCCAATCACCCTTTTCATCTTCGGGTATATTTATTCCTAGCATTTTAATTCCTCATGTTAATGTTATAACTACTGTATGGATAGTTCTTTCAGTTGCTTGTGGACTGGCTGCATTCTGTATTGCGGCTTGATACCGTATAGTTAGTTCTTGTGTTGCTATTGGGCTGCCCCCTACTTTAGCCCTAAAATCTCTTAACTGAATATGGCCTAATGCGGGAAGATTGGAGTTTAAAGACAATGTTCCTGTTCCACCAATACCCCAATCGCCCGTTGTTGCTTGAGCAAAATTACTACCGGCGTAGGGGGCAACATTAGATATAGCCAAAGAATTTACCGAAGAATTTGTAGTACCCCCCATAACCGCACCAGATGGGAAAGAGGTAAATATCCCTGTCCAATTAGTTGCCGCACCAAGTATAGAATATTGAACTGGTGTAGATATTCCGTTAGGGGTTTGTAAAAACGCACCTATGTTAAAATGTATATCTTGACTTCTGCTTTTACCTGTAAATGGGTCGGTCACTGGTGTAGATGCCGAATTTAAAAAAGCAAGAAGCGTTGAAAGAGGTAAAGTATAGGCACTTTGAATTTCATCGTCACCGGATGGAGAAGAAGCCGCCGGAACTAATGTTACAGTAGGCGTACTTAATCCTGTCAAATATGTTCCTGTCATTGATTGAGTAGGAAATGGTGGAGAACCCGAATTCCCATTAACGAAATAAACATTTCTAAATATGTAAGCATTAACTCCTGCACCTGCTCCGATTGTTGAACTATCGGAAAAATAAGCAAACGGTAAAGTGACAGGAGTAGAGCCACCACCGCCTCCGCCACCACCGCCTCCGCCACCACCACCGCCAGTAGCGGGAAACTGCGTATAGGTGTTAATCATATGAATAGGAATAGTATCACGCCCTATAACCGTATAGCGTAACTTTTAATCCTTTACCGGCGGCTGTTGAACCTATTTGGTCTATATCAAAAGTAATTAAAGCATCATTGGCTAAGGCAGTATCATCAATACCGGCGGCATTTGCCGATGTTGCGCCTATAGCAATAGTTGGGCGATTAGATTGAGTTGAAAAAATTGTGGTACCTGCTTCATTAATGTCTACAATAATAGTTGCGCCAGTAGGAGCAGTTGTGCAGTTTGCTTTAACTGCGGTTAATGTCATAGCAAACGGCATATGAAAACTCGCTTTACCATTTCCTATGGTTAAATCAGTAGTCTCATCCGATAAAGCCACAATAAAAACTTCTTCTGTGACTTTTACATCTGTTCCTGCACCATTAATAAAATGTAAATGATTATCAGCGTTAGTGTATAGTTGCCCTCTATCAGCAGTATTTGAAGGGGCTGATATTTCATCTAAGGATATAGCACCCTCAACAGTAATCATAGCATTAGCATCTATAGCGTTAGTTCCAAAACTCATTTGTCCGGTAGTGGATTTCAGTAATGCCGTTACTGTGTTAGTAGTATCTCCTTTTTGAAAATATATATATGAACTCCCAGTAGTCCCGCTATTTCTAAAAAATCTAATTTTCTGTGTTCCGCTACCGTCAGCATCCGCATCAATATCCAATATGATTTCTTCATTTGTTGTTGTGTTGGTCGCTTGTATTTTTGCTTGGCTATCTACTACCCCTATTAAGTCTAAATAACCATCTTGGGAATTCTCTTGAAGTCTAAGCGTAGGGTTAGATGCCGACCTTATATGTAGGTCAGCGTCCGGTGCATTAGTTCCAATACCTACTCTTAATTCGGAACCGTCTATTCTCATTATTTCGGTTGGTGTATTATTATCATTTACTTTAAAAATAATATCTTTATCGGATTCCTTCGCTTCTATTTCTATATCTCCTGCATTAGATTGTATTGTTAATCCTTCTATATAGGTTGTTCCATTGTCTCTAGCAATACTCAAACTGCTAGATTTTTTATCAGCAGTTAAATATTGTATTTCCGGCGCAGTTCCACTTCCTAAGTATTTAACTGCCGCTATTATAGTATCTCCTGCGATTATGTCCGGAATAGCGTTAATAGCATTATTTGTTGATTGTCTAAATGCTACAGTAGACGCTAAAGGGGGGCCACCTGCGGGTTTAGGGGCAACAATCAAATGAAAACCATTTGTTTGTGTGTTTGTTAAATTAATTGTAGCACCAGTTATAGCCTGTTTTCTTCCCTCTATTATTGCCACCCCTGTTGCTACGGTAAAAGCAGTATGGGGAGATGAACTCACAGTAATATTACAACCGCTAATTACAAATCTATCCGACATAGCCCCGTTTAATGATTTAATTAGTCCACTATGAGGAAAATCTACTGCGTCTTTTATTTGATTAAGCGGGTCGGAATCATTAGATGTGCTGAAAAAATTTGGGTTAGTTACCATTCTACTCTACCTCCATTGTTATAAAAATTTCAAGAATTTCACTATTTGTTATCGGCCCAACTGCATCAAAATTGATTCTTTGAAGCATATCGGGTGTAGAATTAAAAAGACCAACTTCTCTAATGGTTTTGCCATTTAAAGCAGAACCGAGAACTGTTAATTTAACATCTATAACGCCTCCTGTTTGACTAACTGTTGTCGAGATTCCTGTTAGGAGAGGAACATCTAATACATTGTTACTCGGATTAGTTGAGTTCCCTCCTTGTCCTACAGCCCCCGAACCACTAGTTAATGCGGTGTTTAATTGTGTAGCGATAAATTCTCTCATTTTTTCTGTTATCATATCAAGTCCTCCTCTTTCAACAGGGTTGCTGTGCTAGAACCACCTATACCTAGTGGGGTTGTGTTTGTATTTAGTGTTGTTGTAAATCCTAGAGTTGTGCCAGTGGTTGCTCTTTTCCTAATGGTTAGAGAGATTGGCTTAACCTTAATTTTTTCTAAGAAATCTAAAGAAGGAGTTTTTGATATATAATCTTGTGACCTGTTTTTGTTTGCATTGTTTTGCGTTTTAAGTAATAGTTCCGAAAACACATCTTCTAATCTTTTAGAGTATCTTCCTATTTCTAAAGTAACAAAACCGAACAATTCGTGATTAACATTCAATACTAAGAAATTAGATAGTCCGATATTTTCCTGCTTAGATTCAAATTGTATTATATCCCCTGCTTTTACTTGTTCTACCCCTGTAGGTATTACCTTTATTTTGTGTTTTATGTTTAGATTACCATGTATGTCTAGTAGTTTAGAAGCCTGTCTGTCTACCTCTTGTTGGGTAAGTAAACTACCATCCACTTCTTCTAGTGTTTTTCTTCCTATTTTCTTTATGCTGTTTAGATTTCTTTTTGTTCCTTTATGTGCCGCACCATAAACAATAACTTCATTATAAAAATCAAATGTTGTTTTAGTAGATTCAAATTCTATTAATTTATCATCATCAATAAGTATGTTTGTTACTAGACTAGAACTGCTATGAGGAACTACAGAAAATACACCATTTGTTTCTAATAGCCTTAAATCTTTTTTCTTCAATAGGAAATTTATAGCAGTAAAGGCAGAAACACCTCTAAACTCCGGAGCAACAAATAAAGGATATGTTATAGTAGAGTTAGTGAATTCTATTCCTTCTTCTTCAAATATCTCATTAATAAGAGATTCTGTTTCATTTGCTATTGTAACGGTAGAGCCAATACAGGCTCTAGTCGGCTCTATCTTTAATTCTTCTAATGAGTTCACAATAAAGGTTTGCGAAACTGAAATGACACCGTTTAATTTCTTCTTATTTGATATAACCAAAGCATCTGCTGAACCAATCTTAGTGCATTTTGTGTTGCTTTTAAAAGAGTTTTCGCCATCACTAAAGAACAAATCTAAGTCTCCCTCTCCCAAAGGATTGACAGTCGAGACTAAATTACCACTACCATATTTATCTGCATCTAAGGCAACATACATAGACAATACTGCTTCGTTTGTTGTTTCGTATTGTCTACCACCTTCAGTAAAGAAATAATTGTCTTTTTGTTTTCCATACATTTCGTTAGAGTTTGCTTTTTTAGTGTATTCTGCTCTAGGAACAAGCAATTCGATATTATCCGGTGAGGTTTCATAAAAACATACAGGGTTGGGTTGCATGACTCTATAAGCAGTATCATCAATTAACTCCGCCTCCGTATATATTTCTACATCTGCGGAAGCCTCGTTTACTTCATGAGCATAAACATATATTGGAGTGGTTTTAACTCCTATAATAGAATCTACAGAATTAACAGTAGAAGAACCGCTTTCCGGCACTAAATAACAGCCTGTTAAATCAACAAAACTTAACCATGCAGTTTTTTCAGAATGTGTGGGTGTGAATACAGTTTTGTAAATATCTCCACCGGATGATTTGTGAGTGTTAGAGTTTCCTTGCCCCGACTCATTTGAGTCATAAAATAGACGGAGTTTGAATCCTAAATAAGCACCATCGGCAGGTGAACGGTCATCGGCTGTTCTATAATTATGGAAAGCAGTATCGGTTGTTCTAAAAAATTGTTTAAAGTGCCTTAGTGAAGCGATTTTTACTATTTCTACACCGTCTATATGTGTTCCTCCGGCATTATTTGTAGTAGTGGAATCACCCAAAACGCCTGTGCAATTTCCTGCTTCAAGTTTATGAAAAGAGTCTTCTATTCCGTATCTATCTAAAACTACACCTATTGTTCCGCCAAAAGAGTTATTACCTAAATCCGGATTTCCTGCTCTAAATAGATTCTGCGCTCTAGGTATGGTAAAAGCACCATTATGGTCAATAGTATAAAATTGACTTGTAAACATTTTTTGTGGGAAGATAGTAGGTAAAACCAGTTCGGTATGGTTGTTATGAATTATCGCTGTGCCACCGTTTTTGCCCCTAGCATAGTCGTCGGTTTCTTGTCCATAATCATAGTTTTGATTATAAGGAACAATAGCCCCTTTTAACGGGTGATAACCAGCATCTCCATCAGCATCTATACTGTCCTTTCCATCTCTACCTCTAATGTTACTACCATAAATGCCTTTAACCAAAACAGGATTAGCATGAGTTACTGAAAAACTAGGAGTATAAACATCATCTGCCGCATTTCTTACAATATTTACAGTTGAAGTGTTAGATTGGTTTCCATCAACTTTACCTATAAATTTATTTTGAGCCGTCCAAATTTGGTCGGTGTCCGACACAGTTACATTAGATGCAAATGTTACTGTGGGAGGATTACTTTGACCATTTATTCCAGTAATGTTAGGCAATATTATAGTATCTTTCGCAAAGAACGCTTCAACAAATGAATTGGGAGGATTAGGATATACTTCATTTACATCCTTTTCGGGATTTATTAAGATAAAATTTTCATCATAAACACATTCTGTAAGTCTCATCAAGTTACACCTTTTAAGAGAATGAAGTTCTTGATTTGTGCTAAAAGATAAAGTTTGAAAGTTAGAGTCTTTAACAATAACATTATCATTTTGTGTCTTAGTTGTTCCATCTGTTAAAAACAAATTATAATTATTTACTTCTTTAAAAGGAGAAAGTATGCTTCCGCTTCTTAAGGAATAATACGGTAAAATATCACAGGTTATGTATAAAAATAACCTAGTAAAAGAATAGTCTTTACTGTTGTAAATATAGGTTGTTGAAGATTTAGAAATCCTAGAATTATGTAAGTTAATGGCCGCAGGGAAATTTCTGTTATTTCTTGTTAAAGAAGTTATATTGCTACCGAAAGGGCTAGTCAATCCCCTCATATCATACGGTATTTTTCTATTAGTATCTGTTTTGTTTTCTTCTATAACATTATCTAATCCCGAATTGACATTTGGTTTGAATTGATAACAAGTGAAATTTTTGGTAAAATTACTCTCTCTATTGCCATATAACTGTTGTAAAACATTATCATTATTATTAACAGTCTCAATAAAATTAAAACTTTCATGCGCTATTCTCCTTGTGTCGGAGTTAAATGTTTTGTAAATAGGCATTCCGAATATCGTGGCAATATCTGTAGTATTCAAGTGCATGTTAAAGGGAACCAATCCTCTTCCAACAGGTGATGAGTTTATTCTGTGATGAGGTATTGTAATCATTTTTCCTCCCCAAAGATGTGCCGAGTTTATTAGATTGATGTGACTCCTTTTTCTAGTCGAATAATAAATAGTATCTCCGGTAGTAAAGTGTAGTTGTGTTCCGCTATTTGTTTCGGTTCTATCCAATGATACCATTATTATGTCTGTGTTTGTAGATGGAGTGCCACTAGCATATAAATTAGCAGATGTTTGTCTTATGTATATATCTAATACATATCCTATGAAGGCTTTAGTATCAGTAGTTCCGTCAAAATTATCAGCATATAGAGGGTCGCCAATATTTACATTAGCAGATAATGAATTAGTTAAAAAGGATGCCGTTCTATTTGAAGAACTATGTGCCGTAACTGTTGCGGCAGTAAGATATGTGGTTTCTATTCTGTCATTTACTAAACCTTCATAAGTTATTTTTCTGCCTAAACTTAAAGGCATATATGGTGCTAATTCTATTTCTGTAACATTATCTTTTTTGGTTGTTGAAACCACTTCAAAATCTATCAAACTATCAACTGTATCAAAGGCACTTTCACCACTACTTCCTATTTCATCTTTTAATTTGCACTGAAATGCATTATCGTTGGCTATACTAGAAGGCTCATGTATTTGATACCCTACTGCTCTTTTATCTGCTGAAGAATATTTACCAGTATTTAAATCAAAAGAACCAAAAGAAGATGTATCTACTAAACTATCTCCTTCTGCTCCGTTGAAATCTAAACCTGAGTTCATGTTTCCCGCAGTAAATATAATTCCCTTATTAGCGGTTCCTATCAACGAAGTCGCAGAAGGAGAAATGTGAGAAGAACCTAGTGCCTTTGTGAACATATAATTTTTTTCAGTTTGTTTGTATATTGTTTCTCCTGCAACTATTCTTACTAGGGAATTAGTTATGCTAACTTTGACATGATTTGAATTATTATAGACAGTAAGGGAACTAGATGTTACTCTTCCTATAAAACCACTAGCCGTAAATAATAAATCTCCTTGAACCGGAACAGATGTTAAGTTTCCTTGCGTTACTCCTAATTGTATTTCTGTAGCAAAACAATTAGTGGAGTTAGGCGCACTACCGCCATTCCCTACAACCGCAGTTAGTTTATTATATGGGCTTAATGAGGAATAAACAATATCTTCACTAAATAAAGCATTTTTATTTACTACAGGAGAAAGAAGTTTATTCATCGAGTCTCTTCCTTTTATATCTAAATAGGTTTGACCTTCCTCTTTTATTTGATTAATCTCTTCTACTTCTCCTGTGAATCTTGTAGAAAATACTCTATATTCTCCTTTAGCAAACTTAACTGCTTCTAACCTATAATAACTTTTAAATTTATTATTTTCTAAAAGACCATTAAAGGTTAAAGTTGATTGAGCAATATTTTTTGCTGTGACTTCTCCAAATAAATTTCTAAGGTTTCCAGATGTAAAAACTATCTCTAGTCTATCAACTCCGCCACTTAAATCCATAGTTGTAAATATTTTTTGATTTGTATAGTCTAAAGCCCTTCTTTGTAGAGTATCTCCTACAGTCGGAGTAAAGGAGACAGAAGTAAAAGTATTCTTTCCCGCTTCTCTTTTTTCTGCTCTTACTGTTATGTTCGTGCCACTAACGGCCTCTACTAACATAATTGTAGTTCCTAATCTTATTTCTTCTCCGACTTCTAATACTGTTTGTAAGTTATATTCAGTATCAAAGACAAATACATTTGTGGTTGAAGTAGAAGAATAAGTGGCCTTTAAATCAACAAAGTCGTTTAAGTTACCAATGTGAACTAATTGCTTTGTTTGATATAGAGTATGTTCCTCTATCTTTTTTCTCATAATTCTAGCATTATCTATAATTCTAGTTTCGGAAAAACTACCCTGTTCAATTGAATCTTCGGTTTCGTGTTGAGAAACTCCCGTGACTATGTTAGCACTTTGCGGAGAAGTATCATAATGTAAATATCTAATTTCTCCCATATTGAATAGGTTGGGGTTAGCCGAACTAAAGCCTAAAAAATTTCCTAGGATTCTTTTGGCACTTGGGTATGCCTTTGCATAGTCGGTATAGTCTGTAGTAATAGTATCGTTTTGGCTTTGATTATAAGTGTAATTAAGTAGTGTAGAACCCGCAGATGTTGTTCCAAAACCATCTTCATCTATGTTTCTCAATACATCTGTCATTGTTACCTTTAATCCGAATTTACTATAATCAACAATTCTTTTACCAAAATCTTGCTGTGTTCTAAATGTTATTCCTGTAGTCCCTGTTACCTGAAGATTAGGAATATTCTGTCCCATTTCTATTGTTCCGTTTCCAGTCCTAGAATTTATAGTTGCCATGTATTTATAATTATGATTTAATTCATTTTCTTTATCTATTTTACCGTGAGAACATTCTCCCGCTACTGGCGGATTTCCGTTACCTCCATTTGCATAACTCCCTAGTTCTCTATTATTATAAAAATAAAAATGAGGTCTTGCACAAACAATGTCATTCTTTAAATTGTAAGAATCTTGTTTTAAACCGATTGATAATGCCACTATTGAGTTATTATGAGTATTATTATTTACTCCGGTAATAACTCTATATTTTGTTTCTTTAGGTATTTCATTACCCATTTTTGGTTCAAATTCAAAAGCATCTCCTGTAGTAGTTCCATTTCCGTTATCTTCAACGATTAAATTAGTTATTTTGGCAAAATGGTGTTTGGCAGGGTCATCGGAATGTATTAAAACAAAATAATCAACTGTTCCAAAAGAAGATAGTGTCAATAGATTGCTACCGTCAGTATCATGTTTAATTCTAAATCCTTTAGTGTTTGCTTGATTAGAAAGTTCACTACCTATAGTAAAGATAGGATTTCCAATTGGACTTGTTTGAATTATAACACCCATTAAATCTCCATTACTAATTGATGAATCTGCAAATTTAGGATTTGTTGGAGATTCATCCCTATTGGCTTGATTGGAAGGAAAGACATCTATAGCCATTAAACATCAACTTCCTCGAATCTAAAATAAAATAAAGTATCTGCATATTTTGGAGTAAGATTAGTTATGCTAGAAAATTGAGGTTTAATAAAGTTTTCAAAAGACATCTCATGCAATTCTCCCATAAACTGTTCATTAGTTACTGCACTAGAAGCCGCATTAGTTCCTCCCCCTCTTGCTCCTCTATTTTCTAAATTAGCATCGAAAGCACCGCCATGGCTCCCAGTGGCGTTAGCACCAATATACATATTCTCTCTTAAAAATTCAAATGTGTCCGTATTAGAACTAGTGCCTGTAAATACCAATTTGCCGTCTAAAAATATATTTATTCTTTTATCAGTATCATCATAAGAGCAAGCAATATGAAAAGTATTATTTACATATGCACAATCTCTATCGCCTTGAATAAATATTTCTGCTCCGGAACTCAATAAAGAAGTATAGTCTGTAATTGGGCCACTACCAACATGAACAGAAAGAAAACTAGTAGCGAGACTCTTTAGTGTTCCTATTTGAATATAAGAATCCCCATCCTTAACAAATACATCTTGCGCTCCATGAAAAGTTGAATTTACAGGAAATGCACTATTATGTACTACAAATGTTCCATTCATATTTCCTGAATTATAAGTAAAAGAACCCGCAGCAGAATCTCCTATTTTTATAAATGCAGTTCTGCCGTTTGCATCTAACCCATTAAAACTGTCTAAAGATGAGTATTTTACATATGCGTCTGTAGTTGATTGTATTGCTATAGGACTAGTAAATGTTTCAATAGAATTACTACCTAATTTTAATTTTACAACTATTTTGTATTCTGCCGGATTTCTATAGTTATGTTTAGATACATTCTGTAGAAATACTTGAAAGGTCGGACTATAAAATAGTGCCATCCTATGGTCTAATCTTTCGCCTTTATACATATACAAAGCACTTTCTTCAGTTCCACCCGCATAGCCGCTTGTTTGTGCGCTTTCGGGAAATACTTTCTTAGACACATTTTGAGGCAAATGAACTTGATTAGAAGTATATGTTCCCGACCCATTAATATCATAGGGAGTAACTATAGATTCAAAAGTAAAAGAACCCTTATGCGCCCAAATACCATAGGGAATATCATCACTAGTATCTGCCGATGTTGTAGCATCGGGAACATTCTTTGCATAGTCAATTGTTAAAAAACCATTACACATTATAGGAAACACTAAACTTCGCTGTTTTCCTGCAAATATACTGTACGACATTTATTCACCTCAAGGCAATATTGTGGCTATTGTAAATTCCATAGTAAAGGTCACTTCTACTGATTCTGCATTCAAATCAAAACTAAACTGTGAAACGAATCCTTTGAGTCCTGTAGTTGAAGTTTTAGAAGGAAATTGTCTTGGTAGTGCAATATTAGTATTATCTTTACTAAAAGCATCACCCCTAGCCGCAAATGAAAAGGGTATTTGTTCTGTTAGACTTCCTAATGTTGCTGTTGAATCTGCTGCTTTCGCCCTATCTGCATAGTTTTCATTTACTTTAGAATCTATCATAACCAATAACTCGTTAAAGGCTTGATATCTTGTAAGTCCTGTAGCATCTACACCCGAAGCAATTAACTGTGCTATTTCTTGAGCAGTAAATTCTAATGATGTAGGAGTAGCAGGACTACCTGTTTCTGTGTGGCTTCTTTTAATTGTAGTATCTAATATAACTCCTGTTAGGGTCAATCTTTTTGTAGACATACCCAAATCTAATGCTATCTTTTCCGACTCACCTGTGGCTAAACCCGCAAAGGGAATACTAATATTTGGTACGGTTTTATCTACGGAAATAGAAACTGATTGAACTCTTAGTGGTATAGTATCAATTTGTAAATCACTTCCACTAAATTTTTGTAATTTCAAATAAACATGATACGCCATTTAATCACCTCACACTGAAGACCTATGGGATGTTCTTCTATTTATCTTAGATGAAACCATCCTACCTATTTCATCCGCTACTCTTCTCATTTCTGCCTTAGAAGTATCTTTGGCATTGATTGTTATATTGTAGTTATTTACAAC